GAGTTAAGCCCTGAAATGGCTGTACAACTGGCAAAACTATCTGCTGATGCAGCTAAACAACTACTACAAGCAAACCAAGCTGAACAAGCCCAACAAACGGCTCAACAGCAAGCGCAAGATCCTGTAGTACAGATGCAGCAGAAAGAGTTACAACTTAAACAGCAAGAACTCAATGATAAGAAAGAGATCGAGCTTAAAAAGATGGATACTCAGAAAGAGATAGCGATGTTGAACAACGAGGCTAAATTGCTGGTACAAAATGAAGATGCTAAGGTTCAAGGTCTATTTAAAGGGTTAGATATGGCGACTCAACAAATAGAAGCGCAAAGACAAGCCGCGGTTCCACCTATGCCTCAAGCAGGACCACAAGGAGCACCAGCAGCACCTCCACCACCACAAGGAGCACCTGCACCTGCACCACCTCCACAACAACCACCTATGGGGTAATAGATGAAAACTGTACTAGACGTACTGCGTAAAGATCTTGAAGATGAGATAGTTGCTCACATGGACGCCCTTGCAAAAGGGCGTGTTGAGGACTTCCCAGCTTACAAATTATTGGTAGGGACTATCACGGGTCTGTCCTTAGCTCTTAATCGTTTAAAAGACCTGCAAAAAATCGAGGAAGAAAATTAATGAGTACCAAAGATATAGGAAATATAGATACGGATGCCACTATTCAAAAGGGCGCGTCATTAGCTGACCGCTTACCAGATCCGGTAGGTTATAAGCTTTTATTGATTAAACCAAAGATAGTGGACAAAACAGCAAGTGGTATTGAAATGCCAGACGCTTTTAAAAAGAAAGAAGAGGCTGGTGCTGTAGTTTGTATGGTGCTTAAAGTAGGTGTTATGGCCTATAAAGATGAAGTAAAGTTCCCTACAGGTCCTTGGTGTCAAGAAGGTGATTTCGTGTTAATTGGAGCATATCGTGGGTCACGATTCTCTGTTGATGGGGAAGAGTTTATCTTGGTAAATGACGATATGATTGAGGGTACTGTAGCTGACCCTAGAGGAATTTCTAGGGCGTATTAGTAATGGGGATTAAAAAGATAAACGGGAGTACCCCGTCCATTTGTAATGAAGAAAAAACATGTAATGGATGTGGGGTACTTAAACAAATAGGTGTTTTTTATAAAAGAACTTTACCTACAGGAAATATATCTTACAGACCAAAATGTAAGTTATGTGAAAAAGTAGTTGTTAAAACAAGTGAGCGCAAAAAGGCGCAAGCAGAAAGTGCAGCAAGATGGCGAAAAGTAAATACGGAAAAGTATAAAGAAGTAAAACGTAAGTTTTATGCCTCTGAAAAAGGTAAAGAATGTAAACGTCGTGAAGATAAGTCGTATAAAACCACTGGAGGACGCAAATTATGTGAGATTCGTAGGTCAGAAAAACCTATGTCAGAAGCTAGAAAACTAGCTAAAAACGCTAACAATTCTCAAAGACGTGAGAAACACAATAACTTAGTTATTTCTATGGATGAGTTTAGTTTGTTTGGGTTAAAAGAGGCTCATTCTTTACGAAAATTACGAAACAAATTAACTAATATTTTATGGAATGTAGACCATATTCACCCGATAGCTAAAGGTGGAAATAGTAGATATGAAAACATTCAAGTAGTTCCAGAAAAATGGAATAAACAAAAATCTCACTTACATAGCGATCGCTATTTCGGTGTGCATACTAGGAGGATAAATGGCTGAAGAATACGAAAACGAAGATATTGATGTAGATCTTGATGGGGGCGATGATTACGAAGTTGATATCGTAGACGATACTCCTGAAGAAGATCGAGGCAGGACTAAACTAGCTGACGATGGTGATGATGACGATGACGAGTTAGAGTCTTACTCTAAAGGCGTTCAAAAACGCATTAACCAGATAAACCATAAGTACCACGATGCTAAACGTGAGAAAGAAGCGTTAGAAAGACAAAATGCTGAAGCTATTCGTATAGCTCAAGCTATTCTTGCAGAGAATGAGCAGTTAAAAAGCACACTTAACTGGGGGCATCAGGAGTATACGAAGGAAGCTCAAGGCCGTTTAGAATACGCACATAAAATTGCGCAGGATAAATACCGTCAAGCTTTTGAAACGGGTGATACAGATGGAGTACTTGAAGCACAGGAAGAGTTAAGCGAATTAGCCAATCAAAAACGGCAGTTAGCTAACTTGGTGCCGCCTGTACAACAAAAAGCTTTACAACCACAAAGTAATGATGTATATATTCCACCATCAGTGCCAGAAGCGCCACCAAGAGACTATAAAGCCGAGAGCTGGGCTGGAAAGAATCCCTGGTTTGGTAAAGATGAAGAGATGACCGCCTTCGCTTATGGACTGCACGAAAAATTGGTTAAATCCGGTGTAGACCCTACCTCTGACGAGTATTATCAGCGAGTAGACTCCCGCATACGGGAAGTATTCCCAAAGAACTTCGACAAAAAGAAATCTTCACCAGTGGCATCGGTAGGTAGAACTACCGCACCTAAAAAAGTCACTCTGAACACATCTGAAGTCGCTATAGCAAAACGTCTTGGAGTACCTTTAGAGGTATACGCCAAGTATAAAGTAAAGGAGCAACAACTCAATGGCTAACGTACAAATTGACAGAGCACCACGCTCTACAGAAACACGCGATAAAGAAGTTCGTCCAGTATCATGGAAACCTGCGCATGATTTGCCAGCTCCAGATCCACAGGATGGTTACGTGTTCCACTGGAAGAGAGTTTCTATGATGGGTGTACCTGATCCAGCGAATATGGCTAAGGCCAAACGCGAGGGTTGGATACCTTGTCAAGCGGAAGACCATCCTGAGTTATTGTCTGATTTTGCTGCCTTTGGATTAAAGCCCCAAGGTTTGATTGAAATTGGTGGACTTGTTCTGTGTAAGACTACTGTCGAGAACTCAAATTCTCGTAAGGAATACTATGCTAATATGTCCAGAGCGTCTGTGGAGTCTGTTGATAACAACTTCTTGCGCGAAAATGATCCTCGGATGCCCCTTTTCTCTGAAAAAGCATCTAAAGTGTCTTTTGGTCGCGGTTCCTAAATAATTAGGGCCGTGTTGAATCTTATTTAGGAGTTTTTTATGGCATATCCTAGCAACGTCGGTCCCTACGGTTTTCTACCGAATACCTTAGAAGGCTTTCAGCCTTACGCTGGTGCAACTCGGTATTTACCGATTGCGTCTGGCTACGCAAAAAATATTGGTTATGGCGACCCTGTGTCTCTATTAGCTGATGGTACTATCGCACGTGTAGATTCATCTACTGGAGCTAAAACTGCTTGGGCTATTAACCCAATCGGTATCTTCTTAGGTTGCTCTTACACTAGCCCAACTTTAAAATACAAAGTTTTCTCACAATACTGGCCTACTGGAACTTCTGCTTCTGATGCCGTTGCTATTGTTGCTGACGACCCACAAATTTTAATGAAGGTTAATTTGACTAATGCTGGTACAGCTTACACTTCTGGTGCTGCTACTCTAGCTGATGTTGGTCAAAACATTGGTTACTTCATTCCTACTAACTCAGGTTCTATTGTTGATGGCGTTAATACTGCTACTGGTAACAGCGCCATTTCAGTTGATTTGGCTTCTAAAAACACTACTGCAACACTGCCTTTGCGCATTGTTAGTATGGTTCAAGAAACTGCATTATCTGACGGTACGTTTGTAGAAGCTTTCGTAGCTTATACAGCACCAACAATGACTGCGGCTGTGACTCAATCAGGTACTACTCCATTTGCTGTTTCAGCTGTGGCTATTACTGTCGTTGGTGGTCACGCATATCGCAACCCTGTCGGCATTTAAGGAGTTTAACTAATGGCTGCTATTTCACGCGCGCAACTACTAAAAGAACTACTTCCCGGTCTTAACGCTCTGTTCGGTTTAGAATATGATCGTTATGGTGAGAAGTATAAAGAAATCTTCGAAACTGAATCATCTGATCGTTCTTTCGAAGAAGAACAAAAACTGTCTGGCTTTGGTGCCGCTGCGGTTAAAAACGAAGGCTCAGGTATTACGTATGACAATGCGCAAGAAGCTTGGTCTACTCGCTACACCCACGAAACTATCGCTCTGGGCTTTTCTTTAACTGAAGAAGCTATTGAAGATAACTTGTATGACTCATTGGCTGCTCGTTATACAAAAGCATTGGCTCGCGCTATGGCGTACACCAAAGAAGTTAAAGGCGCTGCTGTACTAAACAATGCATTCAACTCCAACTATACTGGTGGTGACGGCAAATCTTTATGTAACAGTGCACATCCTTTAGTTTACGGCTCAACAATTTCTAACGTACCAGCTACACCAGCTGATTTGAACGAAACTTCATTGGAAAATGCGGTTATTCAAATTGCCTTGTGGACTGACGAACGTGGTTTATTGATTGCTGCTAAACCTAAAAAATTGGTTCTACCTCCTGCATTACAATTCGTAGCAACTCGTTTGTTAGAAACTGAATTGCGTGTTGGTACAACTGACAATGATGTGAACGCTCTTAAGAACAACGGTTCAATTCCCGGCGGCTATACTGTTAACCCATGGTTGACTGATACAAATGCTTGGTTCTTGTTAACTGACGTTCCAAACGGTCTGAAACATTTCGTTAGAACTCCATTAGCTACATCAATGGACAGTGATTTCGACACGGGCAACTCTAGGTACAAGGCTCGTGAAAGATATTCTTTCGGATTCTCAGATCATTTAGGTGTTTTTGGTTCAGCTGGTTCAGCTTAATTTATTAAGATAAATCAGTAGTTTAGGGAAGGGGCTTCGGCCCCTTTCTTTTGTTTAAAATATACTATTGACACTCCACTAAAATAAATGTTATAAGGAGTACATATCTGAGAATAATTTAATTGCCTACTCGACTGACTCAGCAGATCCGCACACAACGATAGGCGCAAGTGCAATAAGGAATTAAATATGTCTTTTTCAACTTTTTCTGGTCCAGTTCGCGCAGGTACTGTTAGATATACTACTGGTACTACTGTCGGCTCTATTGATAATACTGGTCTTGTAGTTTTAGCGCAATCTGCGGCTTTAAGTTTAACTACTAGCACTCCTTTCGTACTCCCTGCAGGTGCACAAATCGTAAACATCTTCATTGATGTAACTACTACTTTTACATCTGGCGCAACATTAGCTGTCGGTAACAGCACAACAGCAGCAGCTTATGTAACTGCAATTACTACTCCAGCAGCAGGACGTCAAGCGTTAACTCCAACTGCAGCTCAATTAACAGCTATGAGTAATGTTGGTACTACTGATATGCAAATAGTAGTAACTATGGCTGGTACAACTGCAACTGCAGGTGATGGTTTTATTACTATCAGTTATATACAAAAAACATCTAGTGGTGCTCAAGATCCTGCTTCTGCATAAGAAATAGGTAGGTAGCTTGTGGAACATCAAAGAGCTTCAGATCCAGTGATACAAACGGCGCGGGAGCTCGCTACCCACAGTGCGGACATAAAACACTTGCAAACCGACATGGATAAAATGGTTAAAGATATGGATGAGATAAAAGAAACCATAAAAGAAATCAGTAAAACCCTGTCTGAAGCTAAAGGTGGGTGGCGTATGTTCATGATCTTTGGTGGTATAGGTGCTGCAATAGGTGCTAGTATGTCTTGGATAATAGATCTCGCAAGGAGCTAATATGGCTACTAAAAAAGCTCCTAATTTAGCTGTTGGTAGAGGTGAAAAACTTCCAGTATCTAAAGGCGCTGGTTTAACTGCCAAAGGTAGAGCCAAGTACAATGCAGCTACAGGGTCTAATCTTAAAGCCCCACAACCACAAGGGGGACCACGTAAAAAGTCCTTCTGCGCACGTATGAGTGGAATGCCGGGGCCTATGAAAGATGAGAATGGCAAACCTACACGCAAAGCAGCCTCACTAAAAAGGTGGAACTGTGGTAGTAAGTAAACTAACGGGAAAGTAATATGACTCGCCCATCACGCGGTATTTCTGATATACAAGAAAAGGCTAGAGGAAACAAAATGACTAAGTTAAAAGCGGGTATGGCCCCACTAAAGAAAAAAGATACGTTAAAAGCTAAAGTAACTAAACGTGCTCCAACTCCAGATATGGCTCAATTAGGTGCTATGCGTTCTGCTGGTTTAGGTGCTGTTCCCGGTGCTCCAACTAATGCTATGAAAAAAGGCGGATCTTGCAGAGGTATGTACAAAGGTGGCAGTGTCGATGGCATTGTTAAAAAAGGCAGAACTCGCGGGAAGATAATCTAATGGCTACTCCATCAAAAGCTACAAAAGCGCCTAAAAAACAGGAAGAGCCTGATGTGGGTCAAGCTAACATTGATAGAGCGATGCTTGATAAACGAGATAAGTACGAGGCAGACGTAAGCAAGAAGTTTGGTATAGGTGACTCACCATATGAAAAATTTAGTGGTCCGGATTACTACAAAGGTAAAAAATGTGGTGGCTCTGTAAAAGGCTATGCTAAAGGCGGTTCAGCTTCTCGTGGTGATGGTTGTGCTGTTAAAGGCCATACAAAAGGTAGGATGATCTAATGGCTACTGAACCAAAACGATACGCCCAACGTGGAACTAAAGTAGGGGAAAAGACTAAACTTAAGAATCTACCCACTGCGCTTAGAGATGAGCCATCTTATGGAAGATCTCTTTCATTTAGAAATGATTCGAGTTTAAAAACTAGTACGGGTGGAAGCGGCGGTTCAAACCTTATTCCAAGAAGTCGCGTAGATATGGCGTCAGGTGACCGTAACATAGGTAACCAAAAACCCACTGCGGGTCCTAAAAATATAGTCCCTAGGGGAACAAGCCAGCCAGGTCCTGTAAGACCGGAAATACCAAGCTCCGCTAGAACTATGAAAGATGTGCAAGGAATAGATAGAGCGAAGGCTTTATCAGGCCCTGCAGAAAGTTTAGCAAGTAAAGCTAGTAGAGTATCAAGTTTAAGTAGAGCAGGATTAGGTTTAGGTGCGGCACTGTATTCTAAAAATGCAGGAGAAGGTAGTGATTTTAAAGGGAATGATCGCCCAGCTCCTTACTCAGGACTAAAGCTAACAGGGTATGATATCCCAAAAGATTTTGGAATGAAAAACCCGTCTGAAGATTGGGAGGATAAAAAATCAGACACCCCCAAAACTCCAGAACCTAAAGCTCCAGTAGCTAAAGCTCCAACTACCAAAACAGGATCTTCTAAAACAGGAGCTTCTAAAGGTGAGTCACAAACTAGTAAAGATGCTAGAATGGCGGCATATGAAGACTGGGTAAAAACAAATAGAGACCCCGCTACAGCATCATATTTAAAAACAGGACATATGAAAAAAGGCGGTAAAGTTAAGGCTAAACCAATGAAAACATTTGCTAAAGGTGGTTCTGTTAAATCCTCAGCTTCTTCAAGAGGTGATGGATGTGCTACTAAAGGTCACACTAAAGGAAGGATATACTAATGGCTGGGGGAGGGCAAGGTTACGCAGATGGTGGGATTGTAGGTCAAGGGTTTGGAGGTCCACAATCTCTACCATTAGGGCAAGCAAACCCAACACCACAATTTAATACTCAGAGTTCATACAATAAC